ATGAAGGGTGTTGTACCTTTTGTAAATAACGGCAAACCACTAAACAAAGAAAATTATCAAAATTTAAAGACACAATGCTATTATAAACTGGCTGAACAAGTAAATGTGGGTAATATTTGGGTAAAATGCAACGATACCGACATGAGAAACAAAATAATTGAAGAATTTGAGGTTATTAGAAGAAAAAACATGGATAATGACAATAAATTAGCAATAATTAGTAAAAAAGAGATGAAAGCAGTACTAGGACACTCCCCTGATTTCGCTGATGCTCTTATGATGAGAATGAGATACTTGTTTGGTAGAAATAAAAGTATTTTAGCTTGGAGGTAAAAAAACTAACTTTTTGTTCCATAAATTTCCAAAGTATATTTGTTATATTGTAAAATGGCTAGTGAACAAGAAATATATTATCTAAATAAGCAACATTCTGTTATTGTAAATAACTATTTAGACGATATGGCAGAACTTGTTTACAGTGCCACTTTTTTTAATGAAGATTATGTAGGTTATCAAAATTTGATTGATAATGTTATAACATTTCATAATGGACTAGGTGAGTATTGTTTAGATGGTACTGTTAATGCAAGAGAATGGTACATTTCTTTGCCAAATAATTTATACTGGGCGACAAAAGGTTATTTTAATAGCTTGTTATTATATCAAGAAAAAGATATTGACGATGTAGAAGAAAAATTGTTATCTTTGACTGTGTCTGTACTTGAGGAACTTAATAAAAGCATAGTTATATATCCCTCTACCGAAAATAATATGAATATAAATTTAAATTAATGAAAGATTTTACAATGAATGACAAGGCGATAGTATTGCCTGAGTCATGGTTGGAAGTAACTTGGGAAAGATTTTATGGTTTTACAAAGCTTATAGATAAGCATACAAAGAAAATAGAAACTTATAAAGAGGAAAACCCAGATGATGATTTTGAGTTTAGAGAAACTATAATGCAATTGGACTATAATACAGAGGTTTTGTCTTATTGGACAGGTGTTAGCTTACAAGATGTTTCTCATTGGGATTTGGTTGAAGCGAATGATTTAATGAAAACGCTATCATTTGTAAATCAAAAATATCAACCAATTGACATAAGCTCTTTTAAAATTGGTGAAGAAGAGTTTTTTTTACCAAAAGATTTGATGCGTAAATCTAGTTTTGGAAGATATATAGAAGCAGAACAGTTAGAATTACAATCAAACTTGATACAAGATGGACATATTAGCTATATGCCTAGACAATTAGCTATTTTGTGCAAAAAAGAGGGAGAAGACGAGAGATTAAATGATGATCTTATAGATAAACGAGCTAAAATGTTCGAAAAATTAGACATGGCAACGATATGGGATGTCGCTTTTTTTTTGAACAAGTTAGAACAAGGATTGCTGACCAGTTTCCTAATCTCTCAGGAGGTGGCAATGCAAAAGCTGCAAGAGCAGCAAAAGGTACAATAGACGGTTACGGCTGGTTAAATTCTGTTTATAGAATTGCAGCTGACGGTATATTTACAAAGGGAAATGAAAGTGCAGTAGACAGCGTGTTAAATTCTAAGCTAGATGAAATACTGACATATCTTTCCTGGAAGAATGCTTGTAGTAAATTTGATGAAATATTAGGTGAATTAAATAAAAAACAACAAAAATAATGGCGACTAACTTAACTCAAATAGTTAACAATATGAATACCTGTGCTACTAGTGCAGGTTTTAATGCATTTAAGTTTGGAAGTTTAAGTAGTATTAATTTTGATCACAGCATAAGCTACGATTTATTAAACTTCGAATATCCAAAATCTACTTTATTAGATATTAATAGTAATTTACAAGAATACAGTTGTACTGTTACAGCTTTTAGACCTATTTCTAAATCTAACGTAACAGGTGTTGAACTTGTAGACAATGTACATGTTATAATGACAGCATTAGAAAATAGATTGCTTAATTTTTTATCATGTTTTGGTGCAAGCAACAATTGCAAAGATATAATAACATCTGACGCTATTGATATTTTTAGAAATAAAGGGACTCATAATGACAGACTAGTTAGTGTAACTTGTAATTTTAGTTTAGAGGTTTTTGTTGACTGCATAGATATAGATTGCACCTCTACTTGGCCACCAGCTCCTGTTGCTGATAGTTATAACTGTGTAAATGGTGATTGTATAGATCCAGGTGATGGTTCTGGTACTTTTGCAACTTTAGCTGAATGTGAAGCTTCAGGCTGTTAATAAATGAATATAAAGAAAGACATATATGATTTTGCTGGTAGAAAAGCAATAAGGCTTTTTAAAAAACAAATAAATAGAAAAAGACCAGGATCTAAGTTTAAAATGCAAACTTCTGGAACTCTTAGACAAAGTCTTAAAGTAAAAAATGATGCAGACGATTTAGAAATAACTAGTATCTTTTATGGTGATTGGTTAAACAAAGGTCAAGAATTTTCTACTGTTTTTAATTTTACTGGCAGGGGAAATGGTAAGCAAAGTCCAAATCCATATATAAGTGGTTTAGTAAAATGGTTAGGAGCTAAAAAAGGGTTACAAGGTAAGGCAGCATTAAAAGCTGCTTTTGCTATTGCTAGATCAAAAATAAATAAAGGAGAGAAGACTCCTAAAAATTTAGGTTGGGTAGATGAAATAAAAAAAGATGTAGATCAAGAGGTTTCTAAAGTAATAAACACTAGAACTAGAATGGTTGCATCAAAAGAAATACATAAAATTTTAAATAGAACAATAAAAACATAACATGGCAACTATTGCAATTATAAAAGATACAGATAGAAAGTTTTACACTACATCCAGGCCAATCATTTGTCAAATAGTAGATGATGAAGGTGATGCTGCATATATGATTGGAGAAATAGAAAGAGAAACATATATAAATAGTGGACAGTTTGTTGGTACTGGTGTTTATATTAACGCTTACGAAGATAATGATAACCCTAATTTTTATTCATTTAATTTAATGGGTTACATTAGAGAGCTGGTTATAAGAGGTCAATTTAGTTGGGTTCCAATAGGTGTTTTGCCAGGCTTTTATGAGCTAGGTGGTTTTTTTAGATTAAGAATACATGCTAAAAGATATGCAAGCTCACCAAATCAACCATTTGTAGAAGATATTAATGACAATGTTATATCAAAAGCATTTTACGCTTTAGACGTTCACACTGATTATACACAAAGATTAGAAGCACAGGGAGCAGGATATAATCATCATAATATAGATAGATTAGTTTTAGGTAATAACACTAGTTATTATTTTGACGATATATCTTTAAAATACAGCCAGAATTCTCCAGATTACAACAAGTACGGACAAAATTCTTTAATTTCCTTTAGGAGTCATATAGCAAGTAAATCATACACTATAAATCGTAAAGACTCTAAAACTGATGCCATATATCAGCCTGTTGGTCTTAGTGCTAAACAATTTGAAGAGTTCTGGCTAACAATATATATATTTGATAGTACTGGAGATAATATTGCTGGGGTTACTACTATGTATATAGATGACAAAACAGATTTATATAAAATACCTGCACATCCTGATTCATTAGTAGATTTTATAACAGTAAATGGTGGGACTAATACAAATCTTATTATAGATGGATCTGACAACCTTATAAGTAGAGGTGTTATTGTGCTGCCTTTTGTTAAGGGTACACTGCCTGGTTATAGATATTTATATCACTCAAAAAATCCAGCTGGTGGTTTTGGCTATCAGATAGATACATTATATATTGACTGGTTAGATAAACCAGGAAATGGTGAATGCGACAGAACTAAATTTGTTTTTAAGAATTCTCAAGGTGGTTATGATTGGATAAATATTTATGGTACTGAAACAAAAGAAGTAAAAAATAATAGAACTATTTATGATAGATTTGCAAATTCTACAGAAGGCTCATTACATAATAGAACAGTTCTACATACAGACAGAGAGGATATTTTTAACCTTGTATCACAACCAGTAGGAAAAGAGATAGCTTTACATATGGAAGAATTATTGTCAAGCACAATGGTATGGATTGATCAAGAAATAAAACACCCCCCTTATAAGAATAACTGGAACCAAGAAACTAACATGTTAATACCTATAGTGATAAACACTGATGGAAGTCTTATTTACACTACAGAATCAGGCACTTCTTATATTGAAATATCATATAGTTATTCTGAACAATTAACAATGCAAACATCTTAAAATGGCTAACATAAATCCTAAGTCAAATAACTGTGTTTTAGAAATTGGAACTGTAGTAGGCTCGAAAGACATTACTACTGAAGTACAAACTGGTACGCAAACTATTGTGCAATATAACGGCTGTGTTGATCCTGGTACATATGAAGATCAAGGATTTAATGAAGGTTCAGGCAATATTGGCGAAAGAGTTATGTATAAGGGTATAATGCCAAATACAGCTAGCAATTTAGGGGGCACATTACAAGAAATGATTGGTGTGGGAAACATCGGAACACAAGCTTGTCATTTATCATATTTGTCAACTTGGAATGGTAATAGTTTTTTACCAGGCAATGGTATATCTGACAACAAAATAGTTTACATAAATGTTTACGATGATAATTTAGTTCCACAAAATATGCCTTTTATAAATCCTGTTTCTACAGCAGGTGGTGTAAGGTTTGAGCCAAAAAATAACAAAAACTATTCTCATAACGTACAAGGTAGAAGCGTCTATTTTGTAAACAATAGTAAAACACAAGGATCTGCAAATACAGTAACTAAAAGAGAGGGAGTAGCTTTTGATGTTTTAGGTTGTTTTGCTAATAATCACTTACTATTAAGAGGTAATGGTTCTGATACAATGGACGATTACAGTTTGTCCTGTCCAGATATGTGGACAGATCCAGAAAGCCATTCTTATTATATTTCTGCTTATACACACTCAATGCATTGGGATAGCTCAGGTGGTTCTGGTAATCCTTTTTATTGGATAGGAGGAAGCTTGACAGCTAAAACACATATTGGATCTTATGAGGGATCACAATTTAGAGATGCTTCTATAGGAATGAAAGCTAATGATTGCTTTAGAGGTTCAGGAATTTTAGGAGTAAGATCTGATTATTGGGGTATGGGAGCAGGAGTTAATTCACAAGATCAATATGAAGTAGAAATAAGGGTTTCACAAATTTTGAATGCTAAAATAGATATACTGCAAGGAGCCCCTTATAATAATAATATTGAGCCTACTAATTCTAATGATTTAGAAATAACAACATCTGGAACTCACAAAGTTTGTTTATCGGCTTTACAAGTTTCTAATGTTTTTGGTCATACTGCACTTAATGGTGGTGTATTGCCAATGGACAACAGTAGACATTTTCACGCTTCTAATGGATCTATAAACATTTTAAATGCCAAAGCAATAGATGAAAATATACCTGCAAGAATAACTCTTGACTATATAAAAATTACTAAAAGAGATTCTGATATAGTTACCTCTACAGTTCCTGTAATGGCTACTGAAATAAATTATTCTGTAGATCAATATCAATGGGATTATTTAGATTTATTTAAAAGTGAAACACTTCCTTTAGCATTTACCTATTCTGTTGGTAATTTAAAAGATCTATCAAAAAGAACAACAGCATACAGTAAAACTTTTGAGGTACCAGCTAACAGTCATAATAATAGAATACTAACGCCAATGCTTGCTGTAGGCTCTATAAAAGAAAAAATTGACTGGATGCCTTGTAGGGTTAGCGTTAATGGAGTTAATGTCTTTAAAGGCCTTATGAGGGTGGAAAAAGGTATAACTGGCAATGGTGGTAAATACTCTTGTCATATAATAGATGATTCTGTAGATTGGAAACACTTATTAGAAGATCGTGAAATATGTCAAGTACCATTTGGTGATGGTTTAGATATTAAAAAAAGTTTTGCATCTATAATAAACTCATGGTATCATTCACCTGTAGATAGTGTTGACGGTGAAAACATTATTGATTTTAAAAATAACTTAGATAGAAATTTATTTGGAGATGGTAACATATTTTTTCAGTGGGGATCACCACCAACAGGAAAAGATTATTTTTATGGTTTAATTAATTATGGTCAATGGCATGCTAATAGTGTAAATGCAGCTGATTTTAATCATAACAGCAATGACTTTCATCCTGTTATATTTGCTTATAGACTAATTAAAAAAATATTTGATACAATAGGTTACTCTATAAGTAGTAATTTTATAGAATCAGAAACATTTAAAAGATTGTGCCACCCTTACTCTTCTGGAGAAAGTTATGCCGATGATGATTTATTTGGTAGTGAAGGTAGTCAATATGCAAATGTAGAATTAAACGATAAGTTTCCTTGTGGTGGTACGTTTTCATCTGGAGGTAAACTAAAAAGAAATAGAACACACGGTTATTGGTATCCTAATTTAGTTCCTGGTGTAAACTTAGGAAATAACTGGTCACAAAACGCTTCTAATCAAGGTTACACAACACCATTTGCAGGAACATACCAAGTTGATTTACACGGTACTTTATATATTAGTGACAATATATTGTCTAGTGGTGGTTATAGCTGGCTACAAATTGAATTAATGAAAAACGGCCAAGTAGAAGCAATTGCTCATAAAGTTTTTGATAACGATAATGGAGTTTATGACGGTATACCTGACACACAATCTTTTAATGTAGTATGTAATGCTGGTGATCATCTAGCATATAGAATACACGGTTACAATAATGACTCAACTTTTGCTATGTGGTGTGATGCTTCACACATGAAGTTTTTAGCATTTCCTTTAGTTTCAAACACTGTTCCAGATCAATTCATAAACCTTTCAAAAGTTTTACCTTGCACTAAACAAACTGATTATTTAAAAGGACTTACAGAGTTGTTTAATTTACAATGGTTTGCTGATAAAGAACAAAGAGTAGTATATGTAGAGCCATATGACACTTTTTTTGGTTCTGGTAAAGTTATAGACTGGACTACTAGATTAGATAAAAAGTCTTGGGAAGACAAATTTATAGCTGTAGAGCTAGCACAAAGCGTAAACTTTAATTATCAAAGAGATACATCAGACAATGGATTAGAAAGCTTATATAATTGGAGAGAAGATAACGATTTAAATGAGTATAAATCTTATACAGAAACAAATACGAAAAGATTTAGAAGAGAAACACTGCAATTTGGAACAAAGATTTTTAGTAACACATACAGGTTTAATAATTATGGTTTACAACCAAACCCAAAAGTAAACTCTGTTGATCATCCATATGCTCCAGGTGCCTATGCATGGGGTGATTTATCTTGGAATAGTCCTGCTGATAATGTTGGACAAAATCCTTTAATGCCAGTCATGTGGAATGATGAAGGTGGAGTTATTAATGGTTACGGAAGACCAGCATACAATCCAACACCAAAATTTAAATTAAGAATATTAAATTATTATGGAGTACAAGAAACTACACCATATGATTTTAGAAAAGGAGATGGTACAATATTTACAACAAGTAGATACCCACATTTAGGTTGGATAAACGGCTGGAAAAAAGGTTTTAGTAGAGATGAATTTAATTTATCATGGGATGACTATAATGATGGTTCTGGTTATGTAAGTCCTGGACTATTTACAAAATATTGGAAAAACGCATACGATAAAATGAATGGTGGTGCCTTAGTAAGAACTTGTAATATGGCATTAAACGCTGTAGATATAAATAATTTTGATTATAGAGATATAATACATTTAAAAATAGATGATGTTTCTACATATTGGACTGTACAGTCTATAAAAGATTACAAACCAAACAATAATCAATTAACAAAAGTTGAGCTTATTGAATGGAAGTATGATGCTAATTATGCAAGTCCAACTGGATCTTTATTTGTAGATCCAAACGTAAATCCACCAGTAGAAGCTGAAGAAGATAATGGTAAAGACGATGCTGTACCAAAATCTAAAACATATGCAACTGTAGAGGTAAAATCAAAATTAAAATCTATAGAGAACGCTTTTACTGTTGATAACAATGGTAAAGTTGAACTACATGGATGCGAACTTGTTGTCGAAGAAGCTGATGGAACAATTTGCACATTGTTATATACTGAAGAAAATGATTTAAAAAAATTATACACAAGAGAAGAAGAAAAAAGTTCAGAAAGCACAAGAAACACACAAAACATTAACAATAGAAATAATAACTATTAAATAAAAAAAGATGGCTGAATCTACTACCATTTACAAATTTAAAGCTGATTTAAAAGATCTAGATAAGTTAAACAGGAAACTTTTAACAGCTAAAAATCGTTTAGACTCTTTAGGTAAAGGGACTAAAGCTTTTAAGGCACAAAACTTAGCTATAAAAGATTTAGACGCTGCTTTACAAAAAAGCAATAACAGTGCCAAAACATTTAACAAGCAAGCACAGACATTAAATAATACAGGTAGTAAGATGACTGCAATATTTAGATCAGCAAGTATTGCTATTGTTTCTGCCTTTGCGTTTAGAGCAATAATAGGAGGACTTAAAGGTGTTATAACTACGTTTTCTGACTTTGAGTCACAAATGTCTGCTGTAAAAGCAATATCTGGTGCTACAGAAAAGGAATTTAAAAAATTAGAATCTTCTGCAAAAAGATTGGGTAGTACTACTGTTTTTACAGCTACACAAGTAGGTAAGTTGCAAGAAGAGTTTGCAAGATTAGGTTTTACATCACAAGAGATTTTAGCAGCACAAGACGGTACTTTAGCTCTTGCAGCAGGTACAGGTGAGTCACTAGCTTCTTCAGCTGAAACAGCAGGTTCTGTTCTTAGAGCTTTTGGTATAGACGCTTCACAAGCAGGAAGAGTCGCTGACATTATGGGTGCTTCTTTTACTAACTCAGCATTAAACTTAGAAAGGTTTACACAGTCAATGAAGTTTGTTGCTCCTATTGCTAGGTCAGCTGGTTTTACTTTAGAAGAAACATCAGCACAACTTATGATCTTAGCTAACAATGGACTGTCTGGATCTTTAGCAGGTAATGCGTTAAAAAATATATTTCTTCGTTTAGGAGATGCTAACTCAAAATTAAACAAGTCTTTAGGTAGGACTGTACAAGGTCTGCCACAAATGATAGAAGCTTTAAAAGAAATGAAGGATGAGTCTTTTGGTTTAACGGAAGCTACAGAGCTTTTAGACAAAAGATCAGCTCCTGCATTTTTGACTTTATTAAATAATATTGAAGGACTAGAAAGTAGTTTAGGCATTTTAAATGAAGCAGAAGGTGTTATTTCACAAATGGCACAAATAAGGCTTAACAACTTAGAAGGAGATTTTACACTTTTAAAGTCAGCAACAGAAGGACTTGGAATTGCTATAGGTGAATTGTTTGATGGTGGTTTAAGAAATATTATAAACGGACTAACACAATTTGTAGAAAATTTACAAAACAATGAAAAAGCTCTTGAACGTTTAAAAAGAGCAGCTAACGCTATACTTGTTGTAATTACGGCTTTAGCAGCAAGGTTTGTTGTAGCTAGAACAGCAGCAGCTTTAGGTGCAATAACTTTCACTAATTTAAGAAATGTAGTTGCATCACAAGTAACAGTTTTTAAAGCAGCAGCAGCTGGAGCAAATATTTTTTCTGGAACGTTAAAAGGTATTAGTGCTGTAATAAGAGCTAATCCGTTTGGCCTTCTTCTTACAGCTGTTTCTTTGCTAGTTGGATATTTTACGGATCTTAATGATGAAATGGGTGAAAATGAAATGATGCAACGTAGAGTAAACGACCAAATAACTAAGCAGGTTAATCTTGCAGTATTGGCTGGTGACGGAACATCAGAAAGATCAAAGCTACTTCGTAAATTAAAACAAGATCATGGTGAACTATTAGAAAACTTTGATGTTGAAATAATGAAAACTGAAGATTTAATAAGATTAAACAAAGTACTTACTGAATCAGAACAATTAAGAGTAGACATAGCTAATCTTAAAGATATGGAATCAGGTTTGTCAGAAGAAAATAGACAAAAACTAAGAACCATAGAATTAAATAAACTAATTGTAAAAAATGATCTAGACTCTAAAAAAATTAGTTATAATCTTTATCAAGATAAAATTATACAACTACACAACGAAAGAGAAGAGATTTTAAAAACAGCATCAACTGATGTTACTTCAATAACAAAAGTTAGAAAGCTTAGAGAAAAACAATTAGAAGAAATGCTGAAAGGCACAGAAGAATTGTCTGAATTTAGAATATTAAAAAACAAGTCGACCAGGCTAAATCTTAGAAAAGAATACAAGGCTGATTTAGAAGAGTTTAGAAAGTATAATAAAGACAAACAAGAGGTAGAGGTTAAAAAAGCAGAAGATGAATTAGAGCTTCTTAAAAATGTGCAAATAGGTAGAGAGTTTCAAAGCTCTATCCAAAAGTTTAATTTAGATAAAGATATAATACTTTTAGATGAAGCCAACAAAGCATTTACTGAATTTAAATCACAATTAAAAGAAGATGGAAGTTTTGATGCCTGGGTAAAAGGTAATGAAAAGTGGTTAAACGATGGTCAGCTTTTAAATATAACTGTAGATGAATTAGAAACAAAAGTTACTAATTTTAATGCAGCTCTAGATCGATCAGGTCAAGGAAGAGATAAAAGTTTCTTTAGCACTTTTAGATTAGCAAAAACAAAAGATGAGTTTAAAAAGTTCTTTGATACATCTACTAAAGCTATAAAAGACTTAAGTGAACAGGAAGAAGCAGCTGTTGAGAATAAATTTAAAAGTAAAGAAAAAGATTTAATAAAAGAATTAGCTTTAAATAAAAAGAATATAAGAAGTATTAAGTCACAAAGAGAAGATAATTTTAAAGATCAGGCAAAAAGAGATTTAAAATTCTTTGAAAGAAATGCAAATAACTATGATGTTTTAAAAAATATAGATAAAGCTGGCTGGGAGTTACTTGCAAAAGAAACTGAAGAAGGTGCTAATGCAAGGTTAAAAATATTTAGTGATATTTTAATTGAAGAACAACTAAAGGAAGCTCAAAATAGTGATATTATAAAAAACTTAGCAGCTGAAAAAGATATTGAAATAGAAAAACTAGGTGTTGTTAGACAAGGCAAACAAGAAGAAAATGCCAGACAAATTTTAAAAAATGAAATAGACAACAGATCAAATGATTTAAATAACTTCTTTAAAAACAATAAAGATAAACAAGATTTAGCAGAAAGAACTGCTATTGAGCTAAAAGCACAAGCTCAAAGAGAAAAAGATGCTGGTATTCTTAATGCTGAACAACTAGCAGCAGCAGAAATACAAATAGAGCAAGATAAAATTGATACTATAAAGGCTTTACAGGACGAAAGAATAGCAAAAGTAGTTGAAACTTATGATCAAATATCTCAAATAGCTTTAAGTGTTTCTGCTAACATTGCAGAAGCAAACATTGCTGATTTAAATGCTCAATTTGATAGACAAAAACTAGATAGAGAAAATGCATTTAGAGATGAATTAGCACAAGCTGAATTAGCTGGTCAAGATACAGAAGCAATGCAAGAAGCCTTTAATGATAGAGAAGTAACTTTAGAAGCTAAAAAAGAAGCTGAGATTAGAAACATACAAAGAAGGCAATTTCATTTAAATAAAGTAAACGACATTATACAGGCAACATTAAATGGTTATTTAGCTATAACTAGGGTTGCTGGTGAAACAGGTTTAGGTGCAATTGTGGCTGCTCCTATTATGTCTGCTTTTGTCGGTGCACAAATAGCTGGTATAGCTGCACAAAAGTTTGTAGGTGAAGACGGAGGTATAGTTCCTGGAGATATTGACAAATTTGCAAGTGGTGGTATGGTTAAAGGAGCTAGGCATGCACAAGGTGGCGTTAAGTTTGCTGTAGGTGGTACTGTTGCAGAACTTGAAGGTGGCGAAGCTGTTATAAATAGAAAAGCAACTGCAATGTTTAAACCTCAACTAAGTGCTATGAATGTTGCTGGTGGTGGTGTAGCATTTGAAAATGGAGGTATAACTCCTTCAAGACAGGCTGCACAAAAAAGTTTTGACAGTGGCTTTAACAGCCAAAAAATAGTTTCTGCTCTAGCAAGTGTTATAAATACACAAAAAGTTATTGTTACTGAATCTGATATAAGTAATTCACAATTAAATGTTCAGATCCAAGAAGCTCAATCTAATTTATTTTAATAATTATATATATATTTGACTATGTTTAAAGATTTAAGAAAACTATTCTGGAAAATTATTATTGGCGAAGGTGTAAAATTAGCTAGTGATAAAAAATTTGAAAAAAGATTATCAATTTGTAGAAGCAATAAGTGTGGTGTTTATCAAAAACCACTAGCTTTAGAAATCCTTGAAAGATGTGGTGATTGTGGTTGCATGTTACAATCTAAAAATAGAATCGATGAAGATTTTATAAAGTGTCCACAAAACTTATGGAAATAAATGCCAAACAGTAAAATTGTTGTAGACGAGTTTATAAGCATTATTGGTGATGAGTCTGAAGTTAGGTGGGGAAAAAACTATACTGTAAAAGATTTAGTTTATCATCTTGTAGAGAATGGTATTATAGCTCCAAAATCATTAAGAAATTACATGATGTTTAAAGACTTTGATAAATACATTATAGAAAATCAAGGTCATATTGGTAAAACTTTTATAGATATATCGATTAGGCATAATATTACTGAGAAGCAGTGTAGAAATATTATTTATAAGCAAAGATATAAAACAGAAAAGCATTATAATATTAAGAGAGAAGAAGACTAGTTTTTCTGTAAAACTCTATAGAACCCTCATTACTCCATATTTTTCTTGCATAAACAGTGTGTATGTGAGAATCTTCCTCAAGCAAAGCATCCATTAGACCTTTTAATAAATTATCAACATCAGGACGTTGTTGATGATCAGCAAATATCATCTGTGTTTTTTTAATCTTACTCCAGGACTTCGGCATAGGTATATGAAAAATAACATATATTTCGTTTCCTAATTTAAAGTTTTCTCTTATTGCCCAGCTTTTTATGTGATCTTTAAAATCCCAATACTTTAAAACTATTGGTCTTTTTTTCCAGCTGTCAGCTCTTGTCATCCTAGGTTTTGCCATAGGAGGATATGGATACTTAATCATTCTTTGTTACCTCCTTAATAATTTTGTCTAGCTCTTGTAGTGGTTGCGTTAATATTTCTAAATTATATGAGCCGTCATATACTATCCCTACAACTCTATCTTTATTAGTAGACTCTATTCTTTCAATAGTATCTTTTAAATCGTTTCTGACAAATATAGTGCCATTAGCGTTACCTTTTACTTTTAGATCTACTAAAACTCTAAGGTTTTCATCATCTATAAAATTATCATCCATTTTGTTTTTTGTTTTTATTAATTATATAATTATATTTATCTAAACATCTTCCGTGAACCATCTTTCCATCTACTGCTTTTCTGTGACCACAAGGACATCCTTTTAAAGGTTTTTTACATTGTGCACATTCCTTACTGTTGCTCATCCTGATTTTTGTATTTATCTTTTATCTTATCTAAAATATGTTTCATTCTAGACTCCACCTCCCCATCTATATCTTTTCGATAAGTACCCCAATCACCAGGAAATACATTAATTCCTTTTAATTTATTTTTAGTTTTTAAATTAGCTTCTCTTCTTCTTTCTTTATAATCTTCAAAAGATTCACCTTCTTTTCTTTTCATACTCTTCTAAGTTTTTAATTATATTGTTAAACTTGATGCCTAGTAATTTAAATATAAATCTAAACATTTTTTTAGTTGTTTGTTTCTAATATTGATTCTATTTCTAAATCACATATTTCGTCAAGCTCTAAACCGTCTTCATCCATAACAATATCTTCATACATTCCCATTGTATACCATTCATGAACTATACTTAAAACTTCTAATTCAGACAAATTATATTTTTTTATTATTTCGTACAACATTATCTTGTGGTTTTGTGGTTGTCATCATTATTAAGTGTATCATAAATCTTTGGCTCTATCTCTTTAATTTTGCGATATATAGCTCTTACATCTTTCATTACCTCTTGTCTTTTTGTTTTAGAAATATCTGTTCCTGTTACAGATACAACTAATGAATGTGCCTTTTCTAGTAAATTACTTGTTCTCTTTTTCATTTTCTATTTCTTTTTGTAAATTAGCTAAAGCTCTCCATGCTACTTTTGCAGAATGTCTAACACCATCTGTGTCTATTGTTCCTGCATCTAGTAAGTGTCTTGACAAGGCATCTAACTCATCGCCACTTTTACTTCTATCCCAGTGCAAAGGTTTATCAGGATTGTGTTGTTCTTGACCTACAAAGCTGCATCTAGCAACTTCTAGTATTGCATCTGGAAAGTATTTTAGTACACCTGTATATACAGGCTTTTCTTTTCTGTCTTTAGAAACTAATCCTAGTTCCTCTTTTGACAATTTCATCTTTGGGTTAATCATATCGTTTGTTTTTGTAATTGAATAAGTACTAGTAGGAGTCCATCCGTTCCTACCTTCTTGGTAATAATATTTGTTATGCTTAGTAGTTTGTTTCTCCATATTGACCTTCTATAATGTAATCTAAAATTTTAATTTCTACTTCGTTTTCTTTCTTGTTTATTTTGCTCAGAACTTTTGGTTTAATATGCTCTAAAATTTCTTCTTTATTTCTAGATAAAGCAAAAGTATCTATATGACCTATTTTTATTCTTGCTTTTATATAACTACTATTAGATGTATTCCTGTATTGAAATTTAACTATCACTCGGTATATTGGTTTCCCCATCTATTATAATTTTTTTATAAATTAGGTCTATAGTTTTTTTGTCTACACCACCATTTTTATGATCTCTTAAAGATAAAATAGTAGACAATACTTCAAACATACCAAAATTTCTGTCTGTTAAAGATTCGTGAAGATATTTAATTTTTTCTTCTTCTGTTAAGTTTAAAATAAAGTTTTCAAAATTCATTGCGTTTTTTTTTAATAAAAATTATGGCCATCATCAATATATTTGTTTCGCCACTTATCCATTTCTTCAAAATACAAATCTCTAAATTTATCGAGTTCTTCTTCTAGGCTTTTTATTTCTTTATAATTTATATATAACATGCCTATGGCACCTAAAGCTGCTCCTATTGTCATAGAAACTATAATCATTAAAATTGGTGCATAAATCATATTACAATGTAACAATTAATTTTTTAAATATACAAATTATAACATACTTTGTTGTTCAACCTCTATATATGATTGATTATCAAGGTGTTCGCCTACCTCAACATATCTGCCGTTTTGTATATTATATTTAAACTGAGCTTCTCCTAATTCTCCAATATGTCTAAATTTAACCTTTTGCACATAGACACTTGTCAATTGATTTTTAAAATCTCTGTATACAGATATACCATTATCAACTTGATTATAAAAGTTTGCACTACCAGCAACATCATATAAAGTAGGTATCTCATACAGGCCATTATCTTTTTTTTGCATTTTTCTAGGGTGAGCTACTAAAAATATATGTATATCATATTTTTGCTTAAATATTGTTAGTTTAGTTAAAAATTTATTTATATAATTTGTTTCATTTTGAGATCCAATGTTAGCATCAATTTTGTTATACGGATCAATAATTAAGGCATTTATACCATGTCTTCTGATCAATTGTTTAGCTGAATTTAAAATAGCATCTATCGTGTACACATCTCCATCTGGTCTTATCCAATGATAATAATCAGAAATAAATTCTTTTGCTATGTGTAATTCTGATTTAGACATGCGTTCATATTTTGTATTATTTCTAAAGCTTTTACCAATAAGCTTTTCAGCTAAAACAGAAAAATGTAATTGCATAGGATAATGTTCTGGACTAAATACACCAAACTTCCATTTATGTAAAGTTGATAACCTCATACATATATGTTCTAAAAAATTACTTTTACCATGTGTAGGTATGCCTGTAACTACTGTTAATTGTGAGCTAGCAAAACTAAAAAGATTATCAAAGTTATTATGATTTACAGTCTGACCTTTGTTAAGTCCAATTTCAAAAAGACTATCTATATCAATATCAAAATCTTTAACATTTAAAACACCTTCAAGAGGATACAGCTGTGCTTTATCTATACAAGACTTTACGCCAGAAACACCATGATTAATTAAAACGTCATTAATGTCTTTACAGTTTTCAAAATAATTAACCCTATAACATATATCTCTACCTATTCTTCTTGACAATTCTTCCTGTAATTTAAGACCTGGCTCATCATTATCTACAGCTAAAAACACTTTGTCAAAGTTTGTAGCAAAATCATTTAAATATTCCATTTTTAAATTACTAGCACCATTAGGAACTGAAACACAATTTTCAAAACCAGCTTCATAAAAAGCTAGCTTGTCCATTTCTCCCTCTACAATTATAGCTTGTTTTTTACCTATCAAATGATCAAGACCATACATAATACGTTCTGCGTCTTTTACTAGTTTAAAGTTTTTTGCAGCATCCCTGTATTTTATATTAATAAGTGAACTATCTCTGTAATATTTAAACTGAATAGTTGTAACTTCTTTTCCTATCTGTGGCATATATTCCTTGCCTTCTGCAATTCTATTTTTTAGTATAGTGTTTTTTGATATACCTCTACTTTTAAACCAAGCTATAAACTTATCAGAATATTCTTTCTCTGGTTTGTTTACAGGCAACACATATTTTATCTCTTGCATATATTTGTTTTGTTTTTTTAAACCACCTGTCCATCCACAATTGTGACAATTCCAGACACCTTCATCTATATTAACAGATAAACATGGATCTGTTTTTTTCTTTCTATCATGTGAACATTTTGGACATTTTGTTTTTACTTGTCCAGCAGTTCTTTTTATTTCAATGTTAAAATCAGTAAATGTCATTTTTATATTTTAAAAAACCATACCATCATACTTACCACCTTTAATTTTGCCGTCATTTATAATAACTTCATCATCCCAACAGCCTTGATTTAACCAAGTTGCTGGGTGTTTTTTAAATTTAGTATCAGTTATTGATTCTGTATAAATTTTAGCAGCTGTTACACATTTTTCACAAGTTTCTAAACTTAATTTCATAAATTTATTGTAACATAATTTTTTGCTTTTTTTAAAATTATATGCTTCCCAGAACTCAAGAAATAACTTATCTTTTTCTTTTTTGTTATTATTGGTAACATTTTTGTGGAGGGGGGGGTAACATTTTTGTGGAGGGGTATCAACTACTTGTATAATCCTAGTTTCAACATTCTTACCTTGTCTTACAAGTTTTATTTTAATAAAATCATGCTGAACTAGACTTTGTATATTTCTACTTATACTTTTAGGATGTCTATTAAATAATTTACTAAAATAAGCATTAGTTGCCCAACAATAACCTTTATAGTTTGTTAGACATGTTATCTCGGCATATAGTAATCTTTCTAATGGTGTTAGCTTATCACTATATCTTACATTAGCAGGCAGAGTTGCCCAATAAGTTGGTTCTTCACTCATATTAGTTTTGTTTTGTAAAAAGTAGGGGGGCAAAAAACATTTAATAGTATTATTATTATATTGCCGTAGTGGCTACCCCCCAACTATTTTTGTTAATTAAAATGGCAAATCATCTTCTGATCCTACTTCTACAGATTTTTTCTTGCTAGGTTTCCAAGTATCCACATAAGTATAATGTGTTATTCCTGTATCACTTGGGTTTTGCCTTCTTGCTATAATTAGATTTATCCAACCATTATCTTCAAGTTCATTTAATTGTTGAATTACTTCGTCTTTTTTTATACTCATTTTTAATTGAGTACCACCATTATCAAAAGTTTTTTCTTTAATAATAATGCCGTTTACATACTTTTTATCACTCATAATATTTAGTTTAATTAATTATTTAAATTTACTTTTAAGGTTTTTATAGAGTCCTGTAGCTCTTTTATTTGTTGTTCCATTATATCAACTTTAGCTCTTCTATAGCCTGTTCTGTATTCATCTTTAACCTGATAATATAACTCTTTATATTCCTGGTAGTAATCTAAGTTGTCTTTATGGTGCTGCATATAATGTAAAACTGTTGCATGATGTCTATTTATAATTTCACCTATGCGTTTTATTGTTGTTTTATTTTCATATAAAACTACTCCTAGAATTGCTCTAGTAAGTTGTATTTTTTGCTCTCTGTTCTTACTTCTAAGAGTTCTTAATTTATAATCACCAACAACCTCTATAATTTGAATTATTGATTCTTCAGTACTGCTCAATGATAAACTTTTCATCACTTAATTTTTTAGATTTAATATATATATATTTTAATTCTTGTATACTTAATTTATTTTTTAGATATTTTATTGCGTGCAAAAATCTTTCTTTATTGTTCTCAATATGAATAAACATTTCTTCCTTGTTATCTAAAACATCAGTTATACTAATATCAAGCTTGTCAAAACATAACTGTAAATATTTAGTTCTAACTGTTGATTTGTGTATTTTTTCGCCTAAGAAACCTATACCATCCCAACATGGTATATCAGAATTATAGTAAAAGACTGGATTTAAACACCATAAATGTTCTGGCATTACATTTAAAAAATCAATATAATGTTCTAATGGTATGTACCTATCTTTATCTACAATTACAATGTCTTCAACAAATTGTTTGTTTATTCTAACTATCTCTCTTGTCTTTTGCCAATTATTCAAACATTCCCCCTCTTCGCATTCTTTCAAATTGATCTCTAGGATCTCTAGGGCAGTCATTCTGCCAGAGGTCTTTGATAATTTCTTCTGCTTCATAATATGTTAATTCATTTAAATTTATATTCTCATACAAATAATTAGCACCTGATGTTACTAGAAGACTTTCTATCTTTCCTATTTGCCATAAGGAAGATGGTTCGTCTTCTAGTAGTTCATCTATCCAATCATTTTCATCCATTAATTTTAGATCTTTTGAAGTCTTCAGCTTCATCCTCTCCAAAACAACCTATTTCATAAAGTCCAGCTAATGTAAGAACTATTCTTGATTTAGCTCTTTTTTCTGCCATTGCAACAGGATAAGCATTGCTATTGTTTTTAGGAGTACACTCTCCAAAAGTTTGTATAATTCTATCACCTTTTTTGCCTAATGCTTTTATTAAACAATGTGTATGATCATCTGACAAATTTACTATTTCATATTGTATTTCAATATTATTGGCAGCCATAATTTTGTCTATACCTTGTCTAGTAATTATGTTATAAAATTTGTGTTTAAAAACATCATCTTTAACTAAGTTGTTTTCTATAAACAATCTCTTTAACATTTCATTTTGAGTTTCTTTTGACATAATTTTGATTTTTTTTTGGTTTGTAATTAATATTAGATTCATGCAGCTTTTCGAATACCTCTTGTAATCCCATGTATTCAGCTGATGTATACATTGCAGAATAATATTTCTCAATGTATGCTTGACGTTCTTGTTCTTCAAGAACTAATTCTTTAATTTTTGACATAGTTTTATTTATAATTAACGTTCATCTTTATAACCATCTGATTTAATCTCATCATAATGGTCTTTCATCTTTTGATCATATTCATATTGTTCTAACATAGTGTAAGAATCTTCATCATCACCACATTCTGTACAAACCATATAATCATCTGCGTGTTCTTTACATTCACCACAAATATCAGTGTTTACCCAAAATCTACTGCCACAACAATTACTTGTTTCACTATTCTCCTCTTCAACACCACAACAAGAAGTTACTAATACATTGTTACAGTTATCATCTATAGGATTGCTTAGTTTATAGTTATCGTAATTCATAGTTTAAAATATTACAGTTATAATTTTACTTTCAAAGTCAATGTATAAATCTTGTGGTTGTATATGATTCTTGAAGTTTAAATTACTGTCATCTATTTCTACAGACCATTTAGTGCCATCGTAATTTTCTAAATCACTATCTATTAAATGTCTTTGTTTTCTAGTGTTTTCTTCTTCCCAAAAGTCTACCACTACCTCACCAACTACTTTATTAATGTATAAATATGTACCCTTGATACCCCAAGATCTCATTTCTGTTTCATAAACCCACTCTATTAAAAAATCTGTTTCTGTATCGTGATTTTTTTTACTAACATTAAAAACTGTTACGCTGTTGCCTGATATTTTTGTTTCGAATTTCATAGTTATATGTATTGATTGAATTACAATGTAACGTAACAAAAACGACATATGCAAATTTTATTCCACTAATTTCCATTATCATCAAAATTTATTGACTTATATTGCTGTAAAGATTAAAAATGGCTAAGACCTACAATGACTATCCACAATCTGCTACTAATAATGCTAAGAGAGCAATAAAGTATAAAGAAGAAAATGGTAGTTCTTGTGGCACAAGCGTAGGCTGGACTCGTGCAGGACAATTATCACGAAGAGAAAAACTTTCTCGTTCAACGATTGCACGCATGGCTAGTTTTAAAAGACACGAACAACACGCAGATGTTCCATATTCTGAAGGTTGTGGAGGATTAATGTACGATTGTTGGGGGGGAAAAAGTGGAGTTAATTGGGCTATTGCTAAATTAAAAGAAATAGACGGAGTGGCAAAAAAAAGAAAATATAAATATAAAGGAGAAGAGTATGATCATAAATATGATTTTACTGAAGCTCAAATGGCTACTTTACATGATGTAGGAGAATTATATGTAACACAGACAGATGAGGATGGTACAGAAATGACTATTCTTTTTACATATGAACATGAGCATGATGAGGTAAGTGCCAAAATAAAAAACTCAATAAAGATGAATTGGTACGATATTAAAAATGTAGCTTCTGATAACGTAACAGAAGTAATGATATATGATGAGATTGGCAAATATGGGGTTGATGCCAAATCTTTTATAGATGAAATGAAAAACATCCCAAATGACACATCTGTTCTTTTAAGAATAAACTCACCAGGAGGATCTGTAGTAGATGGGTTGGCAATATATGATGCTATAAGCAGAATGCCACAAAAGGTGACTACTCGTATAGAAGGTATAGCTGCGTCAATGGGAAGTGTTATAGCACTTGCCGGTGATGAAGTTATAATGAGTGAAAATTCACTTTATATGATACACAATGTATGGGGAGGAGAAGTTGGAGATGCAGGTGATTTAAGAAAAGCAGCTGAACTTATGGATAAAATGGGTGATAGGCTGGTAAGTATATATATGTCTAAGACAGGAAATAGCGAAGAGCAAATCCGTTCTTGGATGAATGAAGAAACTTGGTTTGATAGTGCTGAAGCAGTAAAGTATGGTTTTGTAGATAAAATCGAAGAACCAATTAAGCTTGCTGCAAGGTTTGATATAAACAAGTATGATTACAAGAATAAAGCTCTTGTAAATAATTTATTTAATAACATTAAAAAAGAAAGTAAAATGGAAAAAGAGTTTGATAACTTAAAGACTTTTATTTCTGACCTTTTCAATAAGGAAGGAGATGTAAAGGAAGTAAAAATTCTTGATAATGATGTTGTTGTTGAAAAAATGAACACTTTAGAAGAGTCTATAGAAGAGTCTAACAAAGCTATCGTTGAATTAAATGGCAAAATCGTTGAAAAGGATGGATACATTGCAACTTTAGAAGATGAGATTTCTTCTTATAAAGTAGCTAAAATGGAGGGGACTCCAAGTGATGTTGTACCTAGTAAAGATCCTAACCCAACTCCAGATGCAAAATCTGAAGATGCGTGGGATGTTCTAGCACAAAGCATCAGTAATGACAAGAAAATTTATTTTAAAAATTAAAAATTAGACAAAAATGGCAAATGTAATTAATACAAGTTTAAGCTGGAGCCAAGAAGATGCTAGAAAGTATTTTTTATCTCCACTCTTTTACGAAAATGACCATCTGAAAGGGATGGAAGTTATTTCTGATATTTCTGGTGCTTCTATAAAATTAGACAGGTACTCAGCACTTAAAGATTTAACAAAAGCTATGAATTCTTCATGCTTTACTGCTGATGGCACACAATCAGCAAATGATGTGATCACTTTAACTCTATGTAGATTAGAGGTAGAGCATGCACAACAATCAACTTCTTTATTATCTCACATTAAATCTCAATTATTGAGAAGAGGTATTAGTCGTTATGATTTATCTGGAACTATCTTTATGGAAATTGTTTCAGAATTAGTACTACAAGGTATAATGAGAGATATGTCTACTATTCTATGGTGGGGAGATGCTGACAATGGTGCAGGAACTCAAGCATTATGTAATGGCGTATGGAAAGCACTAGATACTGCAAAAGGAGCTGGTACTTTACCTGCTGGACAAGCATTAACTCAAGGTGCTACAGCTACAATTACTCACCTAGAAGCTATGTTAGCTGCTCGTTCAATTGAACTAGCTACTGCTGAAGGACAAGTAATTTACTGTTCAAGAGCTTTTGCAGACTCTTATGCTGCTGAGTTAAGAGCTTCTAATGGTTCTCATACTGCTGCTTACGCTGATTTACAAAACGGTGTTGGTAATTTAAGATTTAACGGTGTGCCATTAATGGTAGTTAATTCTTGGGATGTTGATATTGCTAATCACGCTGGTGCATTAGTTAATATGACAAATGGTAACGCACCTGATGCTGCTGGTGAAACTAAAGCTGCAATCTGGACTATGGAGAATAACATTACTGTTGGTACAGATTTTGCTGCACAAGATGTTGACATGTGGTACAACAGAGATTGTAAAGAAAATCGTTTTAGAATGCTTTACTCTTTCGGTGTTGCTGTTAAAGAACCAGGAATGGTTGTAACTTCAATCCACTCTTAATAATAATATGTTAAAGGGGGGTGCATAACCCCCCAATAACTTTGTATAATAATATAATAAATATAAAAAAATGGCAATAACTCAAGGACACGCAATTGTATGTTGCGACAGAAACCGAAGAGGTGGACTAAAAAGAATTTGGCTTATGGAGCAAGGTGGATTAGGTGCTGTAGCATATGCTGCTGCTGGATCAGGGCCTGGTGCTGATGCTGCTGGTGGTGAATTTAATTCTTTTGTGTCTTCAACTTTTTATGAATTTGAATTTGATAGAGAAACTGCTGGTTTCACTGCAAATGCAACAAGAGAGAACGGTTCTACTCTTGTAAGTGTAGAATTAGATTTCTACATTCCAAAAGTAACTGAAGAAATTAATGGTAGATTAAGAGAGCTTACTGAGTCTTGTGGTCTTTATGCATTAGTAGAAACATTCGCAGATGATTGTGATGCTACTGCACCAGAAACTTACTTCTTTATTTTAGGATATGATAAAGTTTTCGAAAAGAAAGCATTCATGGAGTTCTCTTCAGGAGAGCAAACTACTGGTATTGCATTACAAGATGCAAACGGTACTCAAGTTAAATTAGCTGGTGTTCATGCTGAATACCCAAGAGAAGCGTTAGTAGTAGTATCTGCTGCAAACGTAGATCCAGCAAACGCAGGACAAATTGATTTATTTCAAGCTGTTACTGGTGTTACTAATGCTTGGACTACAAACTAGTTTATAATAACTTTTTATAAGATTAGGGGGGGAAATCCCCCTAAATCTTATATATTTACATAAAATATAATATCATGATGAAATTTAAATTCGATAAAGATTATTTTGTTTCTAATGATAATGATCATGTTGTAGTTGCAGGACACGGCTTTGAAGTTTCTTTTGACTCAAAGTTTAGCAACAAGGTGTTATCTAACTTATATAATCAAGGCAAACCTTATGTTTCTTTGGAAAATGAAGAACAAGCTGTCAAAAAAGATGAATTCATACAACCAAAAAAAGTTATCATAAATGAGCCGAAAAAGAAAGAAAAGTACAGAAAATATAAGTCTAACAAAAAAGAGTCCTAAAATATTAGGTTATTCTTTTAGTAAAGATGTATCAAAAGAACCACCAAAAGAACCACATCCGTATAAACCCTTACAGGATGATTGGATTCCTTTTGGTATTAATAATTTATTTCCACAAGAGTTATCTGAACTATCAAGATCAGCTTCTACTCATCGAGCTATACTAAGCACGAAGACTACTTTTTCAATTGGAGAAGGGTTAAGAACAGGTAATAAAAAATTACAATCAATATTAGAAGATGTTAATGTTTATGGCGAATCAATGGATGATGTTGCCAAAAAAGTTTTTTCTGATTATTGGAAACTTGGTAATGCATACATGGAGGTTGTTATAGGTAGAGGATATGTCAACTTTTTTCATCAAGATGGCACAACAGCTCGTGTACATAAAGATGGTAAACATATATTATTGCATCCTGATTGGGAAAGAGCAAGACAATATCCAGATGATTTAAGAAAAGTACCTATTTATCCAGACTATAAAGAAGAAAGCAATGGCTCTGTTCTTAGAACTATGGTGCATTTTTCAGATTATGAAAGTACTTATTATTATTATGGCATGCCAGATTATTGTGCAGCCTTAGATCATATAAAAATAGCAAATCAAATAGGAGTTTACAACCTTACTAGATTTAAAAATGGGTTTATGCCTAGTGCTATTGTTGAGCTTAACGCAGATATGGGTGAGGATGAAGCACAAGACTTTATAGATGATGCTGTTGCAAAACTAACTGGTGCTGGAGATAACTCAAAGATTTTGTTTATAGCAAAAAATGGTGATGGCGATGCAACTAATGTAAATATTATAAATGATACCAGTGACGGTTCCTTTATGGAGTTGCAAAAAATTACTAATGATAATATTATATCAGCACATAGATGGAACCCAGCATTATCAGGTATACAAGTAGCTGGACAATTAGGAAACAATCAACAAATACTTACGGCTTATGACATAGCCATGAGTACGGTCATTAAAGAACCACAACAAATGTTCTTAAAGATCATAAGAAAAATATTAAAAGTAGAAAGAGGTATTAACGCATCTGACCTAAGATTTTACACAAAACCACCTGTTTCACTATTAGGGGCAATAGCTCCGTCAGAATTTATTTCTATTAGAGAAGGAAGAGAAATTTTTCATTTGCCTGAATTAACACCTCAACAAATGCAAGAATTAATGGACGAAAAAGCAAAAGCAAAAGAGAATGTAAAAGAAAGTAATAACGATCAAAATAAAGAAGATGCCACTAATAACTAAATCAGAAGTAATTTCAAGATCTATAACAAATTCTAATTTTGACTCACATCTTATAAAAGATACATTTATAGAAATAGCAGAACTAAATCATGTAAAGCCTTTTTTAGGAGAGGATTTGTATAATGCATGTGTTGGGGGAAGCTATGTTACTTTAGTTAATGATTATATAAAAAATTATTTGGCTTTTTGCGTTAAATTTGAGATATTGCCAGACATAACATACAATACTACTTCGCAAGGTGTTGTAGATAATTTGGCTGATTTTACAAGTCCAGTAGATCCTACAAAATTAAATTATTTACGTTCAGAAACATATAAAAAAGCTGAAACGTATAAGAAAAAAATGGAAAAATATTTAGACGACAACCATACATTATATCCAGAATGGCAAGGTTGTGACGGTTGTGATAATAAAACAAAAGGTGGGAATGTAAGTAAAAGACATGGGATTATAACATATTAATTAAATGAAACACCATAATAATTTAAGTGACTCCCAGATACACAATCCAAAAGGATTTGAACCAGCGAGAAAAAGAACAGTGTCCACTAAGAATGGGCAAAGTGTAGTAGAGTGGGTAAAAGGTAACTACACAAGTACAATAACTATAACACCAGTAGCCGATGTTACTGGTAGTTTACATCATCAATACTTATGTATATATAATAGCTATGATGCTATAAAATATGCAGTATATTTTCAGATAACAAACAGTGATGTTATGTCTACTCCTACTGGTTATGGAGGTGTAATAGCAGTAGACGTTACAACAACAGGTATAAACTCTACAGTATTAGAAATTGGCACAGCTTTACAAGGAGCACTTAATGGTCATGCCGATTTTTCTGCTAGTAAAGATGCAAATGGTGTTGTAACAGTAACTGGACTTACAACAGCTTCACCAGCTTTAGAAAACGGTACAGGATTTACTTTATCTATAGCTGATGTAGAAATAACAAATGAAGTATTACACACTGATGCTAGTGGAAATATTAGGTTTACGCCTTTTAGTACTATTTTAGCAACCACAGGTGTAAATGATAAAAATTATGTGCACACACAAAGTAGCTCAAGTGCAACTTGGGTGGTTACGCATAATCTAAACAAAAACGCTAGTGTAACTGTTGTTGACTCAGCAGGTACAGTAGTAATAGGTCAAGTTGATTATGATTCGCTGAATCAGGTGACTCTAACCTTTAGTGGTGCTTTCTCTGGGAAAGCGTATTTTAATTAATTAATAATAAATAAATAAAAAAATGGCAAGTATTAAATTTTTAAGCGATTTAGATATACATGGAAATGTAGATTTAAACGATCATGAGTTGCAGAATTTTAAAATTCAGCACTTAGCAGCTGATCCTTCAGGGGTTGAAGGACAAATATATTACAACACAGGTTCTAACATTTTAAAGTATTATGATGGTTCTGCGTGGGTTTCTTTATCTTCAGCAACAGGAGATATTACTGAAGTTATAGGTGGTAACAACATTGATGTTTCAGGTGGTTCTTCTGGTGCTGCAACTGTAAATTTAGACAGTTCTACAATTAGTGCTATTAGTGCTAACACAGCTAAAACTGGTATTACAGGATCACAAGCAAGTGCAATTACTGCAAATACAGCAAAAACTGGAATTACAACTTCACAGGCTAATGCTATAACAGCAAACAGTGCCAAGGTAACTAACGTAAGCACAAACTTATCTGTTACTCAAGGAGGAACATCTTTAGTAGTAAATTCTAGTGATGGTACAAACGCAAGTTTACCTGCTGCTGATACAGATAACTGGGGTGTTATGACTGACGAAATGTTTGATGCAATTCAAGCAAACACAGCCAAAACAGGTATTACTTCTACACAAGCAGATAAGTTGTCTAATATTTCTGTTAGTCAAGCTGTAAACTTAGACACAATGGAGTCTAACATAGCTACAAACAACGCTAAAACAGGTATAACATCAGGACAAGCAAATAAAATTACAGCAAATACAGCAAAAATCTCTTATCCAAGTGCTGATTCTACCAAAGTAGGATTTATATCTGTAACACAAGCTGTTGATTTAGACACTATGGAGTCTAATATTGCAACTAACAATGCTAAGACTGGTATTACTGGTGGTCAGGCTAGTGCGATTACAGCTAACACAGCTAAAGTAACAAATGTAGATACAGATTTAGGTGTTGTAGTGAGTGGAACAGCATTTACAATAACATCTTCTGATGGTGACAATGCTTCTCTTCCTGCTGCAAACACAACTAATTGGGGTGTAATGACAGATGAGATGTATGATACACTACAAGCTGCTGCACCAAAGGCTAGTCCTGCATTAACTGGCACACCAACAGCCCCTACAGCTGCTTCTAATACTAACACTACACAAATAGCAACTACTGCTTATGTACAAGGAGAAATCACTGATTTAATTGGTGGTGCACCTGGAGCATTAGACACTCTTAATGAGATTGCTGCTGCTATTAATGATGATAGTTCTTATGCTTCGACAATTACTTCTGCTTTAGCTGGTAAATCTCCAACAGCAGGTAATACATCATTAACAACTGTAGGTACTATTGGAACAGGAGTTTGGCAGGGTACTGCGATTTCTACGGCTTATATTGCTAATACAAGTGGTACTAACACTGGTGATGAGTCTGCTGCAAGTACAACTACTGCTGGTATTGTAGAAAGAGCAACTAATACAGAAGCTGATGCTGGTTCTGATACTTCAAGATATGTAACTCCTGCACACTTAGCTAGAAGAACTTTTACTACAACTATTGGTAATGGATCTTTAACTAGTATTGCAGTAACTCATAACTTAGGAACAAGAAATGTTATTGTACAAATGTATGATTCTTCTTCTTATGAAACAGTTTATGCTGAAGTAGTTAGAAATTCTACAAGTCAAATTACAATTGGCTTTAATGATGCTCCTGCTTCAGGCGATGTTACAGTAATGGTATCATTAGTACAGTAATAATTAATATATTTATATTATGGCACATCCTTATGAAAAACAAAGTGCAAAAGTTTTTGTAGCAAACCCTGGAAATTCTTCAGGAGATTACAATGGTGATTTGCTTTTTTGCTTTAACTCTACTGCTACTACTGCTGGTGTTGTTTATACAACACTAATAGTTGGTGGTAGTACTGTTATTTGGGTTCCAGCTGACCAAGATGTTGCAGGCAGGTATGATGGTCTTTTAGCTGTAGCTACAGGATCTAACTCTAGCTCTGGAATGCTTATAAGAGGTGTTGTAACAGCTGGTGAAGGACTAACTTTAGGTGGTAAGGTTTACTTAGGTGATGGTGGTGCTTTAACACAAACAGCACCTAGTGGATCTGGCGATCATGTTAGAGTTGTAGGTTATGCACTATCAGCTTCAAGCATTTATTTTAATCCTGATAACACTTATATTGAAATAGCCTAATGCCAAATATTAATAAAATATATGACACTGCAATATCAAGTATTGCAAAGGTATATGACTCAACACTCTCATCATTAGATGAGGTGTTGGGTTTAACTGTTCCAGGATTTACAGATGAGTACGCTGTAAAAAAATCTTTAACTACTGGTACAGCAAACTCTATAAATTTTGTTGATACTACAGATGATTTAAATTTTACAGGAAGTGATGCTTTTAGTATTTCTTTTTGGATAAAAGCAGGTTGGAGTTCTTCTTTAAATACTAACATACATTTTTTTATTGGACAAAAAGAAAACGCTTCATATCAATTATCAGATATGATTAAAGTTTTATACAATGAAAGTAATAATAGAATTCGTTTACAATATGGTAACAAAACAAATTCAAAAGACACTTGGACTAAACAGGGAGAATGGTTATTTCATGCAAACGGTGGGGCTTATGCTGCTGGTTATCAGGCTGCTGGTTTAGGTGGTACATATTGGAGTAGTAGTAATAGAGGTTATGTTAATGATGATGACTACACATTAATTACAATTACCAAATCAACATTAAATGGCACTAGTGGAATGAGATTATTTTGGAACGCTAATGATGCAGGAGCTCCACCAGTTGTTTACACATCTGGTAGTGGTAGCCCTGCTATGAGTACAACTAATAATAGAAGTTGGAGTGTTGGTTCTAATGGTGTTGCTAGTGGTGAAATTAAAACTGGCAACAATACAGAAACTTTATATAATGGTTTAACTATTTGGGATAAACAACTTAGTTCTAGTGAAGTTTCAGAATTATATAATAGTGGTATACCTATGGATGCAACAACTCATAGTGCTAGTAGTAATTTAGTTGGTTTTTGGAATTTTGAACAAAATGGAAATGATGACTCTAGCAACAGTAATACATTTACTGTAAGTGGATCATCAGGATATGCTACAATATGATGAATTATTACATAGTTAAAGAACAAGTTTTTCAATCTTTAGATAAAGATCAGATAACTTTTTCTAAAAAAAACAGAGAAGGTGAACAAAGATTAATTGCTACAACAGAACAAGTAAATGACAGGATTAGAAGATTTAACAACATTGATACTTGTTCTAATTATACTTATACTACTCATCAAAATTGGGTTGGAGATGGAACAGGAGTAAGTGTGGAGGAAATAGAAACAAGTACATATATAAAAGAAATAGATAACTAAATAAAAATAAATAAAAATGGCAACAACAGTAACAAACGCAAATTTAACAGTTACATTAACTGATACTGTAACTTTAAACGGACAAGCTTATGGTAATACAAATACTTTAACAGTAGCTAATATTGATGAGGTTTATAATAGAGTGGTAGAGGTGCCTATTAGTGCATTTACACCTATAATACAGCTAGGATCAACAGGCCAAGGATCTCTTACAGCAGCAAACGTAAAATATATTAGAGTTACAAATCTAGATGACACTAATTATGTAAATTTAAAAGTATTTGGAACGGACGCTATGGTAATTAAACTAGAAGCAGGTAAATCTTTTATAATGGGTGGTGCAAGTTTTGATGCTGACAATGCTGATATAGCACAAGGAGCAGTTTCTCACAACTCTAGTTTTGTTATGTCTGCTGAAGCAACAGTAGCAGCTTGTGATGTGGAAGTTTTTGTAGCAAGTATATAATGAAACTTAAAGTTCTAAGGTTTAGTTCAGAAAAAGATTCCACTCATGGTTTGCTTTTTGAAGATAGCGACATAGGCTTATTGTTTATGGCTTATACCTTAGAGGACGAGCATAGAGTTTTAAAAGTTAAAGGAGAAACAAGAATACCTGCTGGTACATATAAAATACAATTTAGAAATGAAGGTGGATTTGATGCAAAGTATAAAAAAAGATTTGCAGGAATGCATAAGGGCATGCTTGAAATTTGTAACGTACCAGGCTTTGAATATATTCTTATACATTGTGGTAATGATGATTCTGATACTGCTGGATGCCTTCTTTTGGGTGATTCACAAGAGAACAATAAAATCATCAAAGATGGCTTCATTGGAAAGTCCACTAATGCGTATAAAAGAGTATATCCAGATATTGCAAAAGAGTTAATAAAAGGAAATGAAGTAACAATAGAATATATAGATTTTGATAAAAAAATGTAATGGCAACGAATAAGGACATCATAAAGGAAATGGCACTAATGGAACAAAGAATAGACTCGATGGAGGAAAAATTAGATAAAGTAGTAGATAAGTTAGATATGTTAACAGAAAAAGTTTTAGATCCTGATTATGGGGTAGTTGCTCGAGTTAACAGAAACACATCTATAAGAAAAGTAATGAGTAAATCTCTTTGGGTAATCTATGTTGCATTAATTGGTTTAATAGTTAAAATGTTTTTAGATTGATACAAAAAGATTTGACAATAAACATTGGTAATATAATATGGATAATAGGTATTATATTTACTATGGGTATTGCATATAGTCAAATTGGTCAATTAGGAGAAGACATAAAAGTATTAGAGCAAAGGCTAGAAAAGAAAATTAAGGTAATTAATGAGTGTGAAGATAGAATAGTTGAGTTAGAAAAAGACTTAGCTACTTTTAAAAATTGTAAACATCATAAATAATGAGCATAATATCTAAAATATTTTCTAGTGGTGCCACTGATTTAGTTAAAGAAGTTGGTGGAGTTATTGATAACCTTACAACAAGCAAAGAAGAAAAGCTACAAGCTGAACAAAAAATTAAAGAGCTTTTTATGGCTCACGAAGCAGAAATGCAAAAGCAAGTTACGGAAAGATGGAAATCTGACATGAATAGTGACTCTTGGTTAAGTAAAAATGTACGTCCAATGGTTCTAATCTTTCTAGTATTCTCAACAATTTTACTTATATTTATAGATGGAGGACTTTTAGATTTTAAAGTAGAAAACTCCTGGATTGAGTTAATAAAATTGACTTTATTAACAGTCATCGGTTCATATTTTGGTGGAAGGTCTTACGAAAAGGTTAATAAATCTAAATAAGTTTGGCTTATGCCTAAAAAAAGAAAATTAAACTCAAAAAACCCCAAGTATTTACCAGAGTCTAAAAAAGACAAAAAAGAATACACTAAAATTCTTATAAAAGAAGT